ACTGAAAAGAAAAATTCTGTTGTATGTTGTCTTGCTAAAATTTCTTGTCTTAATTCTTCTCCCATAGCTCTTGTACCATTTGTTTCAAAAGTTACATTTGTTATAGGGTCATCAAGTTCATCTAATTCGTTTAAAATTTTTGCAATATTCTTTTGCCCTGCTTTCATTAAAGGTTCACCTCCTGTAAATGCAACATGAGTTTTATTATTATACATCAACTTATATAATTCACTCGCTACTTCTTCTGGTGTACCTCTTTTTTGAAGTTTAGAAAACTTCTTTGACCAAGAATAAGATGAATCACACCCATAAGGAAATACAGGCAAATCTTCAACTTGTTTTACATCAATCAAATCAATATCTTTATAAGGTAATATATAAGAATCAGGATCAGTTGGATCTTTCTGACCAAACCCATTACACTCAAGATTACAACCAAACAATCTTAACCAGACTGTTGGTACTCCTGTGTAAATACCTTCCCCTTGTATACTTCTAAATATCTCTGAATATAACATTATAGTGGTAAAGCTCCTGATAAAATCTCTTTGTTAAGTTCAACTAATGTTTCAAAATCAAGTCTATCTGGATTTTCTTGTGGATAATATATAGCACTATTCTTTTCTGCTTCTATATGTTCACTACTGATAACCCAACATCTACCACCATATTTTTCTTTTAAAACTTCATCAACATATTCTCCAGTAAATTCAGCTAAGCCTTCACTACTAATTAAAGGAAATGTTTGTAATTTACAATGACCTTCTTTAGTCAGCTCCATGAAATTTGGAACTAAAGGATCATCAGATTGAAGAATTATTGTATGGTCAAACCATTCTTGAAGTTGTCTTTTAACATCTTTCAGTCCACCAAAGTCAACTACAAAACCTTGTCTGTCTAAATTCTTACACCCAAATACAAATTTAAATGATCTACAATATCCATGTAATAGATAACAATCTGTATCAGATTTATGATTACGATAAGCACATGGTCCTATCTCTTTAAAATATTTTGTTGATTTATATATCATTTAATTTTACACTCCATCATTAACTCGGTTAAACATGCTACCATGTTTACTTCTTGATCTGCAACAAACGCAGACTTATATGTATAATCACTTAAAATAATAATAGCTTGTGGAACACTATTGTTCTCAAATTTTGTAAAAAAGCTATCATATATTTTTCTATAAATTGATTGTGGATCATTATGAATATTCATTGCAACCCATTTTCTCATTTTAGAAAATTCTTTTTCTTTGATAAAGTTTAACAATTCGTTTAAACTTTCATCATCTAAATTGGCGAGGATACCACTATCAATCTTTCCCGAAGCTGAGTACTTTTGAATTTCGTTGAGCATTCTACGAAAATCAGGAAAGAATTTATTAACTACTTCTACAACTACTTTATCATTATATTCAACATTTTCATCAGTAAGTATTTGTAGTATCCTCTGAAAAATTTGATTCGCGATCTGAGGTTTTTGATTCGCTTCAACTGTAAAATCAACTACACTACATCTGGAATGTAATGGTTGTATAATTCTATTCTTGTAATTACAAGTGAAAATAAACCTGCAGTTCTTTGAGAATTCTTCTATAAATCCTCTAAGTGCTGGTTGTGTTGATTGGGGATTAAGATAATCCGCTTCATCTAAAATAACAATTTTCGGTCCACCATCTACTGTCAATGATACTGTGGAAGCAAATTGTTTTATCTTAACTCTAAGTGTATCAATGTTTCGTTCTTCTGAACCATTGATAAGTATCCAATCGGCTCCCAACTCATTACATAAGGCTCTTGCAACAGTTGTTTTACCAACACCTGCAGTGCCACATAATAGTAAGTTTGGTATTTCGTTATTGTTTACAAAATCTATAAATATCTTTTTTGTTTCTGTTGGCAGAACACAATTACTGATATTTCTAGGTCTGTATTTCTCAACCCATAAAAATTCTTCTTTCATGCTTTCTACTCATTGTAGTTAGAATCAGGTTCTAAAGCGATGAAGTATTCTATAGCTTGCTTCCTATTTGTAAAATGTGCTATACCCTTAGAAGATACAAAGACTGTATAATCTCCAGGAATTAGTTTAATGTTTTCCATTCTAAGAAACATTTCGTATGTAGAACCATTACCTTGAGCTACTGTTTTGCTAAAAACATTAGAAGTTGAATTCTTTTTATCTTTAACAGTTAATGTTACTGTAGTTCCATCACTAGACAACATCATGTCCGGTAATGATAAAACAGAAGAAGCTTTGAGTAATGAGTCTAAAACACCTTCATCAATATCAAAACTAATTTCTGGTTCGGGCATGTTAATATCTTTCTGTGGAGATATAACCATCTGTGGATCAGCATAATAATATGTTACACTATTATCGCCCTCCGACACGATTACTTTCTCTGCATTGAACTCAAAAGTTGGAGTATCAAATAAAGATACAGCTCCTAGATATTCTGATAAATCATAAATTGAATGTTCTTTATCAAAATTTTCAGAAACTATTGCTTTTGCAAAAATATTTTTCATGGCTGATACTGTTCTAAGTTCGTTTCCTTCCTTAACAGTCAACCCTGAATTGATTGATGAAAAATTTCTTAGTACATCAAGAGTTTCATTACTAATATTCATTGGTTTCACTTTCCTCATTATTTAAATTGTGCACGTGAAGTGCAATTATGCCATAATGTAAAACTTTTAATAAATCGTTTTTATCATGACCATTTTTTTTCCCGTACCTCTGTGCATATTTTAGAATGTTCCCTAGAGAAAATCCCATCCCATGTCCAGAATCTACGATAAATTCTGTTGCTTGAAATTTGTTTTTGTTGTAGTGTTGAGTATATGTATTATCAATATACGACTTTAATTCTTTTAGAAGATCACCTTCACTAAACTTATAATTCAAACTCATACTATTATTATAACAGAAAACGCTGTCCTGTCAAGTAGTTTTTAATTTCCTATATTCATCTTCAATTACTTTGGCATCTTCTAAATCATCTGATTCATCATATTGTGTCGGATGCCAAATTGGTTCTAATTCGTCTTGCAATTTTTCTGATTCAGATTTTCTATCGTACTTTGTCTTATCTTTATGTGTACGCGGCTTATGAAATTTATCCATATTCTTTTTTACTGGGTTTCTAATTTTATTTGACATCACTTTCAAAAGCTCCGCTATAATCCATCATTAAACTAGATTCATAATCTTTTCCTCTGATCCATTTACCATGACAATCACACTTAAACGGAGCAGCTAATATTGGTTCTGTTGTTTCATAATCAAAAGTAATTTCTTCTCCTTTAGAGATATCACATTTCGCAACTACAAGGCCTTCTTCAACATCAGTAATTTCCCAAATCTCTGCATTAGGATTACAATGATGATTTAAAAAGGCTCCCTCATAATGTTCAATATTTTTATCTCGAACTCGTATTGATGTTCTAGTAGGTTCCGAAAAATGATTACCTTTTAACATAAGTATTAAATTACCTTTATGCATATCTTCTGTTGCAAACAGACCTTTAGAAGTACCTAATGCATCTTTATATTTAATTTCAACTTTCATATTTTTTCTCTAAAACTGGTGGAGCTGAGAGGGCTCGAACCTCCGACCTACTGGATGCAAACCAATCGCTCTCCCAACTGAGCTACAGCCCCTTTTATTTATTAATATTATCATGACATTTTTTACAAAATTGTGGTAAAGCTGGATAAACACCATAAGTTTCTTTAGTAAATGATGGTCTACCAATCATATCTTGTGCTTCATACACCAAATCTATTGATGATAATTTAATACTACATTTCCAACATTTTCCTGGTCCAAATTTTTCTTTAAACTCCATATCAATAACTCAATAATCCTGGTGGATAATGCCACATATAAGTAAAGAACAAATAAATCATAGATGCTACAAACAACCCTAGTCTTTGCTTCTCCCAAACCCATGATAGTAAAATCAAGAAAACAATGATACTTATATCTGCGATTAATACGTTTGTATAATCAGTTGTCCAGACTAATTCTGTTTTTTCAATCATCTTTAGAATAATGCATTCTTATTGTAAACACTCTTAATAAAGCCACTACGGTCATTCCTATTGTTATAACAATAGAAGTACTTAATGTTGAAAGGTCCAATATATCAATACATAGATATAAAAATCCTAAACTTATTGGCCAATTAATTATTAGACCTGTAAAAACTGTTACAAGTGTTTCTCTAATTGCTGTTTTTGTTCTTTCTTTCATAATATAAATCTGGCGGGGATGGAATTCAGTCTATCCATAAAGAGTATAAATAAAGTGAGCTCTTCGTATGTTTAATTCCTGTCCCCTGCCCGAGGTAATTAACCCCCTATTATAAAAATCTATTTTGAATAAATTCGTATATTAAATATCCGACTAAAATCCAAAATCCTGTAGCTATTACATATTTTAATATAATAACTGGTAATAAAAATATTTCTACCATTTCTCTTTAAAATCTCTTTTGCCCACATACTTACCATTTTCATATTTATAAATTGGTTTTGCTATAACAAAAGGATTATTTCTTTTGCCTACCCATTTAAAATGAAATGATACCATAATTGGATCAACATTAGTTGCCCAATTCTCTATTGCCCACTCATAACCAAGTACACCACCTTCACAATGACGTTCTATTGCTTCTTCTGAGTCTGCCACAAGGTAATGTGCCTTACCTTTTTCATCTTTTGCTTTTGCGTAAAAATACATATTATTTCCAATAATTTGTTCTCATATCAGCTACAGCTCTATTAAACTTACTAACTAATGTTTCCCTTGTAGGCTTTTCTCTGTGCCAACTAATTCTTCCATCGCGATTATATTGAATGTCTCCATTGTTAAATTTTGTTTCAATAATTCCATTGTTTGCATGAATGTATTTTACACCCTTACCCCATTTTTCTGCTTGTTGTAATTGACGTTGTTCTTCTACTTTATCCGTATATTCTGTCATGCGTAATACCCCATTGTAAATCCTATAAACAAGATAACAAATGTGTAAAAAAATAATTGATAATTATTCATAATTCTCCCCACTCACCTGGAGAAGAACGCGTATGTTCTACAACTAATCGTTTAGTCCCATTGTTTATGATTAAACCTTTCTTTTTTGCCATCTGTTGAGCGGTACGAAATCTATATCCCCACTCCATAGTATCGTATTTTGGAAACTCTTTGTTGAGAAGCTCCATAGCTGGGAAATTTTTCATTTTCCCGTATTGATTATAGATACTTGCTATATCCTTAATAAATTGTTGTTTTTCTGTCATAATTTCTCCTTAAAAAATTTCCCTCTCTTTTGTCAAGAATAGACCCAAGAGAGGGAAACGCGAGGTATTCTCTAAAATGTTTCTTCCTCAGTTGAGGGATCAGTAAAATCTTTAATTTCTACATCACCCAGAAATTCATCTGCATCAGTTGGAGTTGGAATATCATCTTCTGGAACTTCAACTGCTTCTGCATCTACTTTAGTGTAGAGGTCTAGGAAAGTTGCTTTTGTTTCAGTATCAAACCTTGATACACACATTTCAATCGCTTTCATTTTGTCTTTGAACATTGTGAATGCTTGTGCAATGTGGACCAACCTTCTAGTTGAGATTAATTCATCAATTGCTCCTTCGTAAAAAGATTTTCTGATTACATCAGCCCAATTTACTAAGTTGACTACAAATTCAACTTGATCAGTAACTTCTAATCTTTCAAATTCTTTGATAAGAATTTTTTTCTCAATTGCGTTTGATGGATACTCTTGCTCCATTGTAATTGAGAACCTTTCTAAGAAAGCTTCATTCAATACATTAGTTCCGATGAATCTTCCATCATCTGAACCCTTTCCTTTAGTATTCGCTGTTGCGACTATTGTAAATCCTGGTGTTGGTGATACATACTCACCTGTTTTTTTATTTAAGTATCCTTTTCCTTCAAGAATTGATTGAAGACACATAATTTTATTTGATGCTAAATCAATTTCATCAATTAAAAGAACTGCTCCCTTTCTCATTGCTTTGAGAACTGGACCTTCTCTAAACTGTATGTTACCATCAATTAAAGTGTTGGATCCTATTAAATCATCTTCATCAGTTTCAATAGTAACATTGACTCTGTAACACTCTTTTTTGAGTTTTGCACAGACTTGTTCTACCATCATGGTTTTACCATTTCCTGATAGACCTGTTATAAAAACTGGGAAGAACAATCCTGATCTCAAGATTGATTTTAAATCTTTGAAATGTCCGAATGGAACATATTCTTTAACTGCTTCTGGAATAACTGTTATATCATTCATTAGAACATTTACTGCTCCTGCTGATGTTGGTCCAACTGGCAATTCTACTACATTATTTTGAACAGCGACTCCCGCTAGTTCTAATGAGTAAGTACCATGTCCTACTCTATAAGCTGGTTTTTGTAACCATGAAGGATTTGGACATCCTGTTTCTGAACAAATCTTTTTTATTTGTGATTTTGAAAATTCAGCCTGTCCAGGATATAATCCTGATGCAGCGTCTATGAATTTTTCGTGTTGTGCCGTTATTTTTATCATATTTTTTTCTCGCGTTTTTTCATTATGTATATATTATAACAAAAGTGTACCTGCGGTTTCAAGTTTTTCTTCATACCGCCATTTGTTGAACGAACTTATTAAGTATCACTCTTTGTTGCATTTTGTTATTTCCTGCTTTCACTAAAGCTCTCTTTAGTGCTCCTTTTTTAGCTCCCACTTCAACTTGAAGTTCATCTTCATTATAGTCAATATCAATTTTATTTTGATTAATGAGTATTGCTAAATCGTAAGTACCTTTTTTATGTTCAATACTTACTGCTAATTTATTAAATTCTTTTCTCCATCCAATCGCAGTATCATCAAAAGAGTAACATTCAACTCCTGCAAATCTTTCAACTTCACGGAAAAATCTTTGACCAGAAGGTTTTGTTAAATAGAACCCTATTGTTCTAACACCTGTTGTATCTTTTAACCATTTTAAAAGACCTCTTGTTGTCCCACGATAACCGTTCATTTCATGAACTTTGTTATATTTTCTATCAACTAAACTTGAATCATAATGTCCAATACAACCATGACTTTCTCCATCAGTCAATGCTATAAAAGTAGTAATGTCTAATCCGTAATCTCTTTGAAAATCTTTTAAGTAATCTCTCATTAAAATTATTGAATGATCTAATGGGGTTCCACCTAAACATAAATCACCTGGTACTAAGAATTCTTTATCAAATTTATCGGTATAAGTGTTGTAATAATAATCATAATGGTCACTATGAAATCCTAGTTCAAACCAATTCTCCATACTTCTTACAAAGTCTGAATTACTCATTTTTTCATTAAATATTTCAAGAAGATTTAAATTTCCTAAATCCCATTGTTGTTCATCTTCATTAAAAGGATTTTCACCCCAAGTTCTCTTAATAAACCTATTGTCATATTCTTCTCTAGCTGCTCGTTTCGCTTTTTTAGTTTTAGCTTTTTCTCTTTTTTCTACATAAGTATCGTAAGCATCACCTGAAAGTTTTTTATGGTACCCATCAGAAAAAGCATAAAGTCTAAAAGGAATTTGTAATCTTCTGCAAAACATTGAAAGTAATGCTGCTTGTTCTACTGTTGATTTTACTGAACCAGTCATGGATCCAGACCAATCAATGATCATTACAACACCATGATTTTTTCCATCTGGAACAACTTGTATTCTATTGAAAATATCATCTTTTAATTGATAAAGATGAAGTTTTTTCATATCTAATTCACCTGTTTTGGCTGATCTACTTCTTTTGTAATCAGCTGCAGCTTTCTTCATTTCAAATTCTTTAACCATATAACTAATAATTTTTTTATTACTGTCAATAAAGTTTTTAGTATACTTATGAATGTTGGTTCTATCTAAACCTCTATCTTCAATAAGTTCATCAATCTCTTTCCAAGGAATTAAGAAGTCATTGTATTTGATTTTCTTTTTTAATTCATAATAAGTAGGTTCTTTAGCTCTGTAATCTTGAGCATGTAAGTCACCTTCATTTGCTCTAAATTCTTCATCAGTTTTAGATTTATTTAATTCATCTTCTAATTGTTCTTCTGGAGATTTACCGCCTTTATTTGACTGTTCATTGTTCTCATTCTCTCCATCGCCAGAATCAGATTCTTCATCTGCTTCGTCATTTTCTTCTTCTTCATTGTCTCCTTTGAGTTTCTTTGCTAAATCTTCAATAAATTTATCTCCTTCTGCAGTAGAAGAGCCTTCTCTTTGTTCTTCTTCTCCTTCTTCACTAGAAACTTGAATTTCTGTATTTCCACCTTCTTCTGGTTCAATTCCCAATTCGTCCATCAACTCATTAAGTTGATCTTGAGTCATTGACTCCACTTTGTCTTTTGATTCTTCTTTTTGTTTTTCAAAAAGTTCTTTAGCTAATGCCATAACTTCTTCAAAAGTTGTTAAGTTATCACATCTTTTAAGATAGACCTTTTCTTCATCAGTAAAATTGACTCTTGCAAAAGAGCCGACTTTGTAATGAATGTTTATTTTGTCTATTAAATTTAATTCGTTAATGTCTTTATCACTAAGACCAAAGAAATCATCTTCATTTAATTCTTTATATCCTTGATAAAAAGACCTTCTTAGTCCCGGATATTTGACTTTAATTTCTTTCTCAATTCTAACATCTTCTATTACATTTAAATATCCTTTAAAGATCATACCCAATTCACTTACTGAATCGTGCCATCCTTCCATTGGAGTATTTAATGCGTGTCCCACTTCATGACCCATGAATAGATCATACATCTCACTTGACATATCATCTTTCAACATAGGACAAACTAATGTCCTGTTTTTGACATCAAAATATGCTGTGGGAACTTTTTTGTGAAGAACTGTAATGTTCTCTGTAGCCATGAGTTTTGCTAAAACATCTTTATTTGAATTACCTATATTTAACATACTCTCAAATGTTTCATTCTTTTTTTCTTACCAGTTAGATTGTGACCACTTGGTTTCCAATCTATGTCCCATTTACAATCTTTGGGTTTATTTTTAAAATACTTCTTCAAGTTTGGCAATCCATACTGTAACCATCCACCCACTGGATCAGGATCGACTTTTCCGTATGGAAGAATCATTCCATGAAACCTACTGTCTTTGTTGTTGATAACTCTTTTGGCTGTTATCTTCATAACATCAAAACAATCTGCGTATGGTATAGTAGGGGCTGGGATAGTCTTTTTCAAGGTCCCGGCTAGTCCTACTAAATCTAAAACTGGGAAATTCAATCCTAGACCGAGTGACCATCTCGCAGGTGTCCAGTCTAGAACTGTTATCAAACCAACTTTGTCTGCATCAATCAGGGTTACTGATCTTTTTGTTCCACTTCCAAGAGGGAGAGGCAACGAACCTCCGACTTTTTTGGTTAATTTCTTGATAATTTTCGAATCTTTTGTCATTATGTATATAGTATAACAAAAGTGTACCGGCGGTTTCAAGTTTTTATTGAAATTCAAACCATGAAGTAATAATGTACTTATCTATTTTAGCCTTATTTCCACAATGATAAAAAGGTAAACCTGTTGGCCAGATTGACACTTTACCTGCTTCAGGTTCAATCGCAGTACCACCCATTGGAAAAACAGTTTCACCTCCATCTTCTATATCATTTAGATATATTATTAATGCAAGATATTTTTTTACATGGTTTGGACCTGCTTCTATATGAACTGCAGGATATCCTTTATCTTCTGGTGCATATTTTTGTATCTGTAAAGAGCGAAAGCTTGTTGGATACATTATTGTCATAGGTTCATCTGTTGGCATATAATCTGTACGACAAATAGCATGTAATTCTCTTTCATACCTTTCACCTAATGGATATATTAAATCAAGTAATAAATCTTTATAAGCTATAGCTTGAGGCCTTGGATCACCAATGAGTTGCATTTCTCTAGACTGTTTTCTGCTATCATCAATTTTGAAAGTTATACTTTCTTCAAAAAATTCTATTAATTTTGCACAATAAGCTTTAGGGACAATATCAGGATATGATCTTATACAAGATGATAAACGCTCATCATTATCACGTTTCAATTCATAATGTAATTTCAAATTAATTTCCCGACTGTAGCTCCCGCTGCAACAGCTAAAATCATTATAATAAAAACTAATAGAAATGCAATAAAGTCTTTATCTTTATTATAAAGCGACTTTAGTTTTTTTCTGAACATACCAATCTTTTCCACGACTTCTTGCTTTCCTTATTTTATCTGCTTGTAGCAGAGCTCTAGTTCTTGTTAATTCACCCATTCTATCTGTAAATAGAATTCCATCTAAATGATCTAATTCATGTTGAAAAACTCTTGCGGTTAAACCACTTGCTAATTGTCCTTCTTCTTTACCATCTTCATTCTGATATGAAATAGCAACATGAGCTGGTCTTACAACTTTACCATAGACATCTGGTAATGATAAACAACCTTCTTCCATTGTATTCATTTCAGGAGAAAAGTCTTTTATCTTGGGATTGAAACATACCATACTTTCTTTTTTAGTTTCACCTCTCATAGCGAATACTCTATATGGGTAACCTATTTGATTAGCTGATATGCCAAGACCAGAATTTTTCCACATAGAATCCACGAGTTCTTTCGCAAACTCTTTTGTATCCAATGCTGGGGAATCAAATGACCAAGTTGCTGTTACTTTTTCTCGTAACTGCTTTTCATTTTTTATAATCATAATCTAAAACTCATAATTTATTATAACCAACCAAACGACCTAAACAAATCCCATAACAAATAGGCAAAACAAATATAGAAACCTTTTTTATAAAAATCGAACTTATTCCATTCATCAACCCTAACATGAATTCTTCGCTCTACTTTTTCGTTCACTTTGCATTTCACACCACTCTTGAGAAGTTTTGTGCCTTTTCGAATTCAATTACGTTGTTAAATTTCTCGTTCATACTATCGCCTTTATGACTAATGATAAAGGTGTTAGTATCATTTCCTAGAGTATTTAGAATTTTTAAAAACTCATCAGTTCCACCCTCATCAAGAGAGCTATCAAACACTTCATCTAATATTAAAAGATTTGTATTTACTGAATTCTTCAACTTAGCAATTGCTCTCCATGTAAAGAGTAATGCCAAATCAATTCTCATTTTCTCACCTTCACTAAAAGATGAATAAGTAAATGTATCTCTATATCTAGATTTAATTTGTTCATTAAATTCTTCATCAAGTTCGAACTGAACAAAAAATTCCATACTCGCTAAGTATTTATTAATAAGCTTATTCATGATTGGTAAATATTGTCTAATTATTTTTGTTTTTATTCCACTATCTCTCAAAAGTATCTCTGCTAAATCGTAATAATGTCTATTATCAACTAATTTCTCTTGCATACCTTCTAATTGTTTATATGCTTTTCTATACTTCTCTAATTTATTAATATCCTTTTCTGTATGTTCTTGAGTTTCTAAATCTTTTAATTCCTTTTCTAACTTTGATCTATACTTCTGACCTGCAGTAATATGACTTTGTTCTTTCTGAATATCTGATTGTATTCTAGTTATTTCTTGATTTATATCCCAGATTTCTTCTAATCTTGTATTGATTTGTACAATAGATTGGCTTCTTTCTTCTAACTTATTGTTAAGTTCTCCAACAGTTTTATCAATTTCTTCGCAGATATGTGATTTGTGTCCTTCTTCTATATCTTGTTTACAAGTAGGACATTCATCATTAGCTTCATAAAACTTTTCTTCCTTCAATAGCTTTCTTCTATCTGATTCAAATTTCTTTTCTTCCAGTAAAACAGACTGTAATTTTTTTCTAACATCATCTTCATCTTCTTTAAGATTGTTCTGTTTTTCTAACATTCTACTAAAAACATCAATACTACCCATATAAATTGATTCTTGTTCATCAGATTTCTGAATATTAGATTTTAACTTTACTATCTGTTCATCACGATTTTCTTCTAATCGTTTCATTGTTTCTTCTTGACTTTTGATCTTTCCTTCACCAATTCTAAGATTCATTTTTATTTCATTCAATTCATGTCGTAAAGATGTATACCTTCGTTTAAGAACTTCATTCATTACCGAAAAGATTTGTATATCAAGTATATCTTCAATAATACCTCTTCTCTCAATCGTATTCAACTGCATAAATGGAGTAAATGAAGAACTACCTAACACTACAACTTGTGTAAATGACTTGTAATTGAGTTTAAGTATTTGTTGTTCTAAAAGAGCTTGATAATCTCTTACATTAGAATCTTGATGGATCAAACTACCATTAAGATATATTTCAAACTTATTAGGTTTGATAGCACGCATGACTTTATATTGTTTTCTACCAATAGAAAATTCAACTTCTACTACAGCTCCTCTCTTATTAATAGAATTTATCAAAGCCATCTTATTGACTTTTCTAAAAGCTTTTCCAAACAAACTAAATGTCAATGCATCAAGCACAGTTGATTTACCAGAACCATTAGCTCCTATAACAAGAGTTGTGGGTTTTCTATTTAGGTCTATTTCTGTAAAAGAGTCACCGGTAGATAGAAAATTTTTATATCTTACCTTATGAAACTTTATCATATCCGAGTTTTATTAATTTATCCTGATATTCTATAGCTTGATCTAAACTTTGGTACTTTTCGTTTGTAGATGCTGAAGCTCCTGAACGGAAACATTCAATTATTTTAGCTCTATTATCTGTTAATATAATAAATGTAACTTCATGTCCTTCATTCATATAAGACCCATTATAAACTATACCGTTTTTGTTTGAATGCATTAGTCTTTTTCTCACTTTATTGGGGTTACTTTATTGGTTGGTGGTGTAATTATTTTACTGAATACTTCTTGATATTGATTAAGAAGTTTTTGTTCAGGAATTCCAGACCAGATTATTTGATCAGGATTAATCATTATGTTACCATCTATAATCACATCATAGGGGTGCAAACTAATTTCAGGACCTTTCTCTTTTGGAACAACATGAATGAATAATGGATTTGTCATTTCATGACTCACTTCATCATATTCAGTTATTAATTGTTCACCTGTTGCTAATTGTATTATCTTTATCATATTAAAATATCTAAACTCTCTGTATATAATGATCTCATTAATACATCAAGTTTCTTTTTATCTCCTTCAATATTTAAACTATCTATATGTTTTGTTAAAATTGTTAAAGTGTCTTCTGCTTCTGTTGCAAAATCATCTTCATCTAATACATCTAAATTACTATGATCTTCAACAACCTTTAAGTCAGCTGGACCAGATTTAATAATTTGTTCAATAAAAACATCAAACCAATATGGTTCATTTTTATTAGTAACTATTACTTTAACAAATGCATTAGATAATTCACTAAATTCTTTCTTCTTAATCTTCATAAGAGTTTCATTCGTATTATCATAAAATACTTTATGATACATCTTTAAAGGATTAAGTACTGGCTCTATTTCTCGCGTTTCCGTATCTAATATATGAAAATGTTTTGCATCTCCAAAATCATTCCATGTAAATTCCATTTGTGATCCTAAAAATCTGATATTACCTAATTCTGATTTATGATGATAATGACCTGAATAAACTTGTTCAAATCTCTTAAACATAATAGGAGAAGTTCCACCACCCTGAAAATGACCAGGTTGTTGCATCGCCCCATTTATCTCACCATGTATCATAGCTATATCTGCTTTACATATCCCTAAAAATTCTTCAACATCATCATAATTCTCTGAATTAATCCATGGGACTAAACAAATATCTAAACCATCATAATTTTTGACTATTGGATCTTTATATACATTGATATTCTCAAAATCAAGTAAATAATCTGGACTGTTTAATTCGTTTGTTGATTTAAAATAGATATCATGATTTCCTACAATTAAATCCATTGTTAAGTTTCTATCAATCATAGGCTTGACAAAATGCTCATAGTTTTTATGAAGCGAATAGAAGTTTACATCTCTCCTGCGATCAAAATAATCGCCAAGATGTATTATTGTCTTGATATTGTGTTTGTCTATGTAGGGAAAAAAGATTTGTGAATAAAATCTTCCTTGGTACTCTGCGAACATTTGGTTGTTATTTCTAACACCACAATGCGTGTCGTTCAGTAACGCTATTTTCATAATATATATTTATTCTCTATAAACTTGCAAACTGTAAATGCATCAAAATAAAAGGAGAAAGTATAATAAAAATATACCAGACTAACTCTAAAGTTATTCTAGATTTTATTATTACTTCTTTATTGTGTCTCTCCCAAGACTGTTTAACATTCATTATCTATATCCTATTATAAAAAGTTAGTGTGTTACTCATGTAATACACCGACTTATTTATAACACTTACTTCTTAGATTTACTTCCGCGGGGTTTATAATTGATAGGGTTCATATTCTCTTGTAAAAAATCAATGTATTGATTACTCATACCCGGTTCAGCTGGTTGACCATCTATTGTATCAAATGTGTCAAACAAATAACCTGCTTGTTCTATACTTCGTTGTTTAATTGCTGCTTGCTTCTTTTCTTTATGAATTCTTCTCAAAAAAGCAAAGTAAATTATTTGTGTCACATACGCGAATGCGTTCTGTGATTTTTCACCATTAAAATTATTAATGTATTGTAAAGTGTTTTCAATTCCATCACAAATCATTTCATCTCTATATGAATAATTAATGAAATTAGGTTTTGTTGATAATCTTGTGGCTATCTTATAAATACATTCACCAATGTATTCCGATACTCTCGGTTTATCTTCACCATTATCTACTGCAATTTTACACGCTTCATTGTGTGCAATAATTGCTGCAGTAAACTCTTTATTGTTTACATAATGAACTGAAGCTTTAGTTTGTCTTTTTTCTCTAGCCATGTATATATTATCTCATAAAATTAGGATTTGTCAAGCAAAATCTCCCATTTATCATCTTTTTTCATTTTTCGCTTGACCGATTGAAGATTCTGTGTTAAAATAAATATGTAATATTGGGAAAGGATAATATATTATATTAGTGTATCGTATCATCTTTATTTGGACCATCTGTATTTCCTAACATACTTTGTTGTTCTTCTTCAATTTCATCTAACAAATGGTCTATTTCATCATGAAAATCTAGATCACCTTTTGCAAATCTCTTTTTAACTAATCCTTCCATTACTTGTTTTTGTTCTTCCCAAACTTGTCTACTTGACTTGATATCAATCTTATCATTATCTCTTATGTTGAGCCATGCACTACATGCTTCGTCATAAAAACTTATGAATTTTTTACTAATACTTGTTCTAAAAAGAACAGAATTTGAATCTACTGTAATACTGTCTTCTGTAGTAAATGGAATATAAGGTCCTAGATGTACTAATACACCACCAGTCATAGCTGGTTGTAATTGTATATTCATAGGAAAATGAAGTTCTAATTGCTGATTAGTAAAAACTTCTCTCACCATAGCAAATACTTCCTTTCCGTCTTTGAATTTAACAAATTGATATTCTGTACTATCGTCTATATATGGCATTCGGGTATCCTTACTGAATGAATTTCGTAATTAAAATTCTCTTTACTATATGTATTTATTCTTTCAGAAAAGTGATTAAGGGTATAATTTAAATTTTTTTTCCATGATAAATCATCTGCTATATCGTATAATATAACATTTTCTTTACCTTCTCCTATTCTTAAACCTCTACCTATTGATTGTAAATTTCGTATTCGACTCTTACTAGGAGATGCGAATACAATGTTATGTAATCTCTTTATATTAATGCCAGTAGAAAAAGTACCAAAGCTTGCTACTATCATGGCATTATCTTCTTTTTCAACTATTTCTCTTACTTTTTCTCTATCTAATGCATCGGTTCCACCAAAGACAAAGAAACATTTTCTATCCGTTGTATCATTAGCTGATACTTCTGATAATAAGTTGTGTAATGGTCTACCATGTTTTTCTACATATTGAAATAATACTAAGGTATTACCTTTTAATCCATTAACTAGGTTTCTTATGAAACCATTTCGTTTTTCATTTCTAACAATCCAATCCATTTCTTCTTGATATGTCATTTTACTAACTATTTTTCTTTCTTTATCACAATATGATAATACCAAACATTGTATGTTTAAATTTGCTAATGTTCCTTCATCCATTAAATCTTTAGATGTTGTAACAAAATATGCAGGACCGAATAAGCCTTCTAGTTGAAGTTTATGTGTTTGTGTATCTTGTAATGTTCCTGTAGTTCCTATTTTATATTTCACTTCTGTTAATGACTCCATAATTTTTGTGAGAGATTTTGCTTGAAATAAATGAGCTTCATCACCTATTACCATACCAAATTCATTACCAAAACCTTTATGCATACGACTCATTGTTTGCCATGTTGTTACAACTATTGCTGCTCCTTGATAATTTTTATTACCACCATATAATTTCTGAATAGGACCGTTGAAACCATAATCTTTAAAGTCTTTAGCCATTTGTTCTACTAATGATGTTGTAGGTACAATAATAAGAGCTCTTCCGTTCTTTTTAAGAAAGTTATATCGTATAAGACTGTATATCATTAATGACTTCCCCGAAGCTGTCGGAGATACTAATATACATTTTTGATTATGGGCAGCGTACGCTACAGCTTCTTTCTGATAATCTCTAAGTGTTAAAGGTATGTCTTTAACTATTTCTTCATATCGTTCTATTGTAAATATATCTGTTTCAGGTTCATATCCTTCTAACTCATAATCCCGTTCTTCACAAAATTCTTTGAGATATGTGTATAAACCTAAATATAATTGATTTGTTTGAAGATGAAATAAACGAATGTATCCATCCCAAAATTTCTTCCTAACTGCAGGAATGAAACTTGCTCCAGGAACTTTGAACTTAAAGAATTCTGAAAGTTCTTTTCTGATTGAATCTTCTGTGGAAATTGTTAGATAAACTTCGTTTTTCTTCTCAATTACGAGCCTGCCATGAATCGTCGCCATTCTATAATATTCTTAATTGTTTGATGTCTCCAAGTTAGTTGAGAGACTATATCTTGTAAATAATTAACTGTAACTTTACAGATTTCTAATTTTTCTAATGCTGTTTGTATATCTCTGTCAGCTCCAAAGAATTTATCGTAATCAGATTTTAGTATTGTAAGACCATTGAATGGGTCATAATCCCAATTCTTTTCTTGTATTTCTTCTTGACTTAACTTACCTGTATACCAAAGCCATTTGTCTTTTTGTAAATCTTTTAATGCGTGTTCGTATTTGATTTGAATGAGTTTTTTAGCAGATAATAACTCACTATATTTTGCGTGAAGTATGGGAACATTGAGAGAAGAAGCGTCTAATTCTATGTCATCAATTTGACAATCTTTCTTCCACATTTCTTGGATTTCAGTCAAAGTTTTATTATTCATACTATATATTATAACAGAAAATCGTGAAAAGTCAATGCTAAGATGTTGTTCTTACTTTAAATAATGTATATCTTAATGTCAAATCACATACAGAATATTCAACTTCTGATGCATCAGTAGCAAACTCTATAGCACCTAAACTTGTTGGAAAACAATCTTCAAAAGAAAAATACATATTTGGATTATTAGATGAAGTGTTTATTACAAGTGTAGAATCAGAATACATTTCTTTCATGTCTCCTGATCTATTATCAAAACCTGTAGTTGTTTTTGTTGATCCAACTAAAGTTTGAAAATCATCTGTATCGCTACCTGGTCCAAGTTGCATAATCCAATTAAATATCTCTTGATAATTTTTCATATCTTCATCTACAATAAATCTAACAACTAATGGATCAAATTCAATTCTGTCACCAGGTAAATAAGATTGAATTGCTAAAGGTGTAGTATGTACAGCTTCAGTAAAACTAATACCAGGTAATGTTGCACCTACACAAGTATATCTAGTTTTAGGTAACTTATTAATAAGTAAATCAAAATTAACCGGAGACAAATAGTTTAAATTTGTAGGTTGATCTGATTGCCAATTTGCTTCTGCCATATTTTTATTCTCAATAGTTTATCATTATATTAGTATTTATAAAGGAGAGAGTATTAAACTCTCTCCCATATAGTTTATTTTTGATTTACAAATTCATTTAACTGACTTGCAGTTTCAATAATTTGTTCAGCAGTAATTTCTACTACTGGTAATTCACTTGAATCAAGTTTATTATCTACATTGAAATAATGTGCATCAACTTTACGTTGTGCATTCTGTTCAAGTAGTCCTTGTGCTTGTGAAAGTAAATCGGCTCTGATTTCGAACCCAGATTTAGTACCATAATTTGCCATGATATCCTCCTGTGTGTATGTGTGTTAATAAAACAGAAGGCGCCCTGTTTATACTCGGAACGATTGTGGTATCTTTAGCAATGACACCCCTTCATACTTATATTTATAACAATTTGAAAGACAAAAAAAAAGAGCCCCGAAGGGCTCTTTGAAATCAGTAATGATTTAGTCTTACAGTAAGTTAAGAACTTCGAAACTTCTGTAGTAACTATTAGTTGAAGTAGCTGCCAAGCCGTTAGCTGGAGTTGCTCCTACAAATGGGTTACTTACGATTCCGTAACGAGTTTTAAATCCAATCTTAGGTTGGAATGTGTTCTCACCAACTGCTCGAACCATTTGCAATGGAACGTATGGGCAATAGAATAGTCCAGCATCAAACGGATTTGATCCTCTATATCCAACTGTTACATAACCTTCACCTGCAGTTACACCAGTAGGTCTTGTGGACGCACTTGCGTAATATGGGTCGATATACACTTTCATGGATCCATTAAGGACACCAGCAAAAGTGTTTCCAGTGTCATCAACTGATAAATTAGTTGACAATGCTGGAGCATAGTCTAATACACCAGCCATTGCAAGTGCAGATGCTACGTCACTAGAACATAGGATAAAGTTACCTTTACCTCTTCTTGTTTGTCGTGCTATAACATTAGCATTTCTTTCAATGTGGTACATAAGACCTTTGAATTTTTCAACTGACCATCTACCTGATGAATCAACATCTAGGTTAAATTGACCATTGACAGAAGTACCTGTTAGGTTACTTTCTGATGCAACACCTTCAATCTTGGCTTGATCATTAACTTGTCTAACAACTTCTCTGTTGATTTCCGCTAGGATTTCACCAGAAAGAATGTTTGCTAGTTCAGTTTCTGCATCAAGGCCATGAATAGCTTTAAGGTCTTGCGCGAGTTCTATAGTGTACTCAGCTTTTAGCGCTCTGCTTTTCGCGGTAACTGTAGCCTTTTCGATTGTGAATGACATTTCTGCGATAGACGCATCAATTTCAGCTGCTGCCGTAGTATCACCTGCACCTGTAGTGTAGCCTGTTTGAATTGCAGTGTTTGCTGATCCAGACGCAAATGGGTCTGTTCCTGCATGTGTACCTGACGCAGAATAGTCAGTATCAGCTTCGTTAAATAACGCTTCTGTTCTGGCTGTTGCGGACGTAGTATCAACATATCTTGCTTTCATTGCGAAAATAAGACCTGTTGGACCAGTCATAGGTTGTACACCACATATATCATATGCTACCAAGTTAGGCATTGCTCTACGAACTAGTGAAATTAAGATTGGATCCCAGTTAGCTGCTGTTGCTGTTGCTCCAGTACCTACTACAGTACCAGTACCAGCACCAAGTGCTTCTGTGATTGCACCCTGCTCTTCTTTCATTGCACGTTCTTGGTTTTCAAGAATAACTGACGTTACAGCTCTTTTGTAGCTATCTTCGATCTTTGGAAGTTCGGGATGCTCTAAAACTGGTTGCCACTTTTCTTGAAGTGATTCTGACATAAACATTGTTTATATCCCCCTCATTAAGCTAAATTAATCATCTAATTTAGCAAATTTACTTATTGCGGCAGTATAACCAGCCATACTAGGATCGTTTTGTACTTCATCAGTACTCAACGCTTCTGTATCACTGGAGGCCACGTTTGTATCGTCAGAGACAGCTTCAAGCTTCTCACTCTTGAAGTATGCTTCTTTTAATGTTGAAACCTTCTCTACGAATTTTTCTTCATTTTCAAAGTCTACATCTTCTGTAAGTTCTTTTAACTTCTCTTGCTCACTATCAGCTAGGTCTTGTGAGGCCTCTCTGATAATTTTTTCACGCTGTAATTCTTCGATACTTTGAGATAAAGAAATATTTTGTGCTACTTCTTCATTCAATTTATCTTCAGTCTCGTCAAGTCTGCCTGCTAGTTCTTCAACTACATCAAACTTGTCTTCTGGAACTTCAACGTAATGTTCCTCAAACAGTTTTTTCAAACCGTTTATGAAATCTTCTGTGAGTTCGGTCTTTAGACCTCTCTCGATTGCTAGTTCATTTTCTGAAACCCAGCTTTCTGCAACATAGTTAAGATAAGAATCAACTTTTTCAGTTAAATCTTTTTTAAGTTCTTCAATAGTTTCTTCAGCATCAGTTTGATACTGTTCTTCTATTTTAGAAGCTTCATCTTTAACTTTTGATGCGACTGCTGCTTCAAAAATTGTTTTAGCTTTTGTTTTGAATTCTTCGGATAAATCTTCATCAGCAACTAAAGCTTCAATGTCATCAGTCATGTCGATTTCATAAGACTCCTTCTTTGCTTCCATTTCATCTTCATCTTCGTCTTCTTCCTCACCTTCTTCAGATTTATCAGATTTAGATTCTTTTTTAGACTCAGATTGCTCTTCATCTTCTTCATCTTCTTCTTTTTCGTCTTCTTCAGAAAGGCCTTTAACGAATGATTGGACTTCTTTAATAGATTTATCTTTAAGAGACTCAACTACCTTACGAATTAAGGCATTTCGACTTAGTGATTCTGATTTTTGTTCGTCTTCACCATCCTCGTCATCTTCTTCACTCAAGCTAGCAGATGCTGCTTTAAGTGATTTCAAGTCCATCTCTTTCATAGATGCAACAGCAGATTTTAATAGATCAGCTTTAGACATTTCTTCTAAAGAAGGAGCATCAGTTTCAGTTTCTTCCTGATTCTGAGCTTTACCTTTTTCAGTTGATTTATCTTTTTGCTTTTCTAAATCTTCAATTTCATCACCTGCTTCTTTGTTGGGTTCCCCACCAGGAGCTTTCGCTTTACTAGTGGCGTCGCCAGCTTTATCAGCTGAATCTGTTGATTTTACTGGTTCATCTTTGTCTGGACTAGAAGCGCCTTTAGCTGTAGGTACAGGAGCTTTCGTTCCTGATCCTTCACTAATTACTTCTTCTATTGTATCTTCTAACTTTGACATTAGATTATCCTCTTACATAAATTATAAAATTAATATTAATTCTATTGATATATTATTTATATATTATAAATTTTCAAGAAATGATTTAAATACCTTTAATTTCGTTTCTTGAAGTTTTTGCGTCTTAGCTCTTAGAACATCATGTTTCCATTCTTCTATTCTCCGAGCTTTTATGACACCATTATCCCAAATCCACTCAACTCCTTCCATTACGCCGTTTACGAACGCGTCAGGAGCAGAAGGATCTGCTACGATATCAGCAGCTGTTGCTAACTGAAAATCTGATTGCACCATCTGCACGCCATTTTTAGTGTTGCTTGCTTTTAGTGAACCCATACCTCTACTGGATACTCCTAGTCTTGCACCATCTGATAGAAGGCCTTTGACTATTTCTCCCATAGGAGTAGATAAAATCTTTGCTCTACCGACAAAATTATTGCCGTCCTCTTTTAATTCTGTAATTAAATGAGATGTTCTTTCTAAATTAATCGTTGGTCCTTCCGGGTGTCCTAATTCTCCATAGGCTCTCTTTTGATTAATAAATTCTTTTGTGTATCTTTTAACTTCTTTTTGTAATACTTCTTTTGGATATATGCGACCATTTTTGTTTTTTATCTCAGTTTGTAACATAATACCTTCAATGAAGACATTCTTTTTACCTGATTTTGGATCCTCTTCTACAATATAGTCTATATTGTCATCCCATTGTTCTGATATTAGTTTCATTTGTTTTCCTCGTTAAAACGCTTTATGAATATCACTAGCGTTGCTATACATTCTGTCAGCCACTTTTAACAGCCTATTCATTATTTCTGTTCTATATGCTATAAGATTTGGAGACATACTCCTTTCAAGTTTATGAATTTGTATTATATTATCCATAATTTTTACTTCATTTTTAGAACCAATTACAGTAGCTAGATGTTTAACTGAATCATTATGTTGATTCATGTCAGTATAACGATCTATCTTGGCTATATCACGTTTCCCCATTTCTTTAGCTTCACCTAACCAATTGATTTCTTTAAGCATATCATCTGTTGTTTCCCAACTAACAATTTTTTGAAGAAAATCTATTCCTTCACTCATATCTTCACCCATAAGTTTTACAAATTGTTCAGCTGATTTTTTAGCAGTATTCATATCCTTAAAGACACCAAGTTCTTCTGGTTCTTTAGCTGATTTAGGTTTAACCCATACTCTAACTTTCTTAGAACCTTTCTTTTCAGCATGATAAAAAACATCAGTTTTACTAATCTTAGCTCTAGATAATTCTAATTTTTTAGCATCAGCTTTAAAATTAATTTCATCTAACTGTGTTCTAAGTTCTACAAAAGTTTGCATTATTGTACTCTCATATCAACATCATTTGGAACCCGAATACCAATCTTTTTAAATACCTTTTCCATTTCTTTCTTGGCATTATTTGTATTATCCACATCCCCGATAAAAATTGAGTCAACACCATCTTCCATAACTTTAGCGTTTCTGCCTAATTTTTTCTCTAATTTAGGTAATTCTTTCATCAATGCTTTATAATGTTTTGGAGATAAGTCCATCAACACTATATTACCTTTAGCTTCTTTAATGAAACCCTGTCCAGGTGCTGTCCAGCTCTTTGAATAGTCCATTACTACTCCTCTGTTTGTTTTTCTTGTGTATTTAACCAATCAAGTTGTGTTTCAACTCTTTTCAAATCAATAGCGTCAAGTTGTTTGTCTTGCATAATTTTTTTAAAAGTTTCACCAGCTGCTACATTTTCATCTGATACTACTTGATCAACAAATTCTCTTGTCTTACTCATATTACATTCCTACTTAAAAATCCATATCGTCTTCATCATCTCCTCCACCTTCAGATTCTTTTTCTTTATCAATCTGACGTATTTCTATTTCAGATTGTCTAAGAACATTCTTTCTGATCCAAGCTTCAGAATAATATTTTCCAACGAATTGGTCCATTTGTTCTAGAGTATTGATTCTTTCTCTCAATATCTCCGCCTCTTTGAGTTCTACAAAATGACTGTCTTTTTGAAAGTCATAAGAGATATACTCTTTCATTTTATCCCAATCATCTTCTGTTATCAAATTTTTCAACAGAAGTTGAGTCTTCAAAACATCATCAAATAATCTAGAGAATTTAAGTCTAAGTCTATCAACAAATCGTGAAAACTTAACTTCATCTCTAGAGATTTCAGTAGCTCTTCCTATAGCGAACGCTGTTTCTTGTTCTAGTCTAGAAATTGGAACATTTAATGCTCTATACAATTTCTTTTGAAAATATAAAATATCTTCAATCTCACCAAGATTTTGTCCACCAGGTAGAGTACTAATCTCTGTTCCTCTTCCACCTTCTCGTCTAGGTAACCAGAAATCTTCAAGCATATTCATATGCTTTCTGTCATCTTTTATCTCACCTGTGTCAGCGTTATACACTAACTTATTACGATAACTTGTTTGTACTTCTTTCAAGTACTGTTCAGCTCTCGCTTTAGGTAAGTTACCTACATCAATGTAGAAGATTCTTCTTTCAGGTGCTCTGGATATCCTATAGATAACCATAGCATCTTCTAACATTCTTAGTTGGTTTGTAGCCTTCATGGCTTTATGTAAATAACCAACTACCATTGTCTTGTTGTAGTCAAGTAATCCACTTGTTACATGACATACAGCATCTGGATGAATTCTAATTGTTTGACCTGTATTGTTACCAGTTTTATCAAATCCTTCATCATTAAAGAGATAATATTCTTCAATCCCTTTAACTAATTCAACTCTAGTTTTTTCATCCTGTTCTTTCTCGACCTCTCTGATCTTTCTGATCTTCTGTGGGTCAATGGCTCGTAAGCCTTGAATTCCTTTCTTTGGAAATTTCTTATCAACCATCTTATGATAATATAATCTTCCATCAACATACCATTTTCTGTATATGTCATGGGATAATTCCCTAAATCCCAATAAGTTTAAAACCTCATCAAACTCGACTCGCATCTTCTCTTTAGTTCCGTCTGGTATATTATCAACTCTATCTAAGTTAATAGCTACCGGAGAATCTAAATCATTTGAAGATAATGATTCATTTACAATATCTTCAATTGCACTGTCACACTCTGGTACCAAAGCCATTGTTCTGTATCTAGCAACTAGGTCGGCTTCAGTTTTAACTCCACCTTCCATGTCAATAAATTGACCAATGACTCCACCAGTGGCTGCAAAGCCACCCATACCACCATCTTTAGCAATCTCAATGACTGCACCATCATTGGAAGGAGGAACAAAACTTTGTGCTTTCGTTTCGTTCCGCTTCCGCTTGATCTCGTATCCAAATAGTTCCATATTATATATTTATACTCGTTTTAAAAGGAGTTTATAGACTTCTTTCAAAGTGTGAATATGCAAACTCGCAATCAAAGACTTCAAGTTCACTTCCCGCTTCTGAATCTAATTCGATAGCTCCTACACTAACAGGCCACATATTGAAAAATTCATATGTAGCTATTACTGAATCGTCCCTACCTAATTGAGAAACAGTAGCCCTATCAATCATATATTCAAATCCTATAGGACCTGTACTCATATCAACAGGAACAATATCTGCCATCCATTCTTCAATACCATTTCTAACTGAAAAATCTGTGTCATTATAAACACCAACTGTCCAGTTTTCAAAGGTTCTGTCTCCGGCTAACTTAATTGTCATTCCTTTATACTTGATATCTTGTGCTTCAATAGCTTGACCAGGTAAACTGGCAGTTTTACAAAGAAACTGAATTTTATTACCAGCTCTAGGGATAAAGACTTCAAATCTATTATTCCTTGGTCCAGCGCCAACGAGGTTAGCTTTAAATTGATTAATTGTTGCCATTTTTTACCTCCTTATACGCTTGATTCTTGAGCTGAAATTCCAGTTCCACCGTAAACTTCTTCAAAGTCTACGCCTGATCTAGAGGCTACAAAAGTTAATGTTATGAAGTTGATACTTCGAGCAGGTTTCACAAAGATACTTGCTACGAATTGATTTGCATCAACAACAGCTGAGTCATTATTTGTTTCGTCACAAATAACTTTAAAATCGTAAATTCCTTTACGACCTTGTACTTGTCTCAAGAAAGGTTCAATCGCTGCTCTAAAATTCGCTCTTGTAAATGAATCGTTAAATTCAAACAACTGAAATTTAGCTGCAGTAGATATTGCTTTCTCTAAAGTAATGAACAATCTACGAACATTGATTCTACTGAATGCACTACCGTCAGCAGCTGCTAGTGTTTTATCACCAAACAACAATGTTCCTTGTCCTGGAAATGTAACAATAGGATTAATTTTAGACCTATAAAGAAGGTCTCTGTTAGCCTTAGTTGGATTGAAAGCCAACTTAGTTACACCAAATATTTGACCCCGATTATATCCAGCTGGAGAATACCAACTGTCATGTGAATAATCAGTTCTAGCACACAATCCTGCTGTGGCTCCGTTTGCTGGTACATATGCATATCTGTCATTGTACCTGTCGTAAATATATAGCCAATTGCTATCCATGATAGCATATGAACTAGAATTTAATGTTGCTATGTCGGGAGTCCCGTCATTAGCAGCTGAATAACCGTCTACCCAATTAACAATGTTTTGAGCTCCGGAAGTTCCGGAATCCACAACATCTGCTTTTATGGGAGAAAAGAGCACGACACAATCTTTTCTGTCTTGAGCGATATTCATTAATTGATTATAATAGCTAGTTGCTTCGGCTCTCGTTGCAACTGCCGTTCCCGATCCATTATCGGCTTGAGTTGTACCTGCAATCATTAACGAAACGTCTTGATTGTCAGCACTACCAAAATATGTATCCCACGCTGTTATCTTTTGACCAGTAGTTGGTTGATTACCATCAGCTCCATTCGTAAATGAACGGAATTCAGGTACTGTACCTGTTCCAAAAGTAGTACCAGATGCATTTGACCCAGCATTACTCCATGTAGAACTATGATCTAACCAATAGATATATTTACTAGTGTTTTCAATAACAGTCACATAGTAATTTGTTGCGCCAAATTCGTCTTTTGCATCAGCAGCTTTTGAGACAGATTCATATTTTTCTAAAATTGTTCCCACAACCCCAGATATTAAACCATCTTCATCAATAACTACAATATGTAATTCATCAGTTGCACCAGCTGAAGAACGACCAGCCGTAAAGGTTGATGTTCCAGGTGCTCCGTTGAACTGTTGAGCATATTCCCACTCTCTAGATATACTAGCACCACTAGTAACATCTGCTGCTAATTTTTGAGTAGAATCATCTTCTTGTTCAATAGTAAGATCACCTGCACCAGTTGATCCAGAGTCAAAAGCAATCGCTGTGACTTTGTATCTTGTAGTATCAGAACCAATCGCTGTGATTATATCACCAACAACAAATTTCTCTCCTAAAGTAACAGGAATTGTACTTCCTCCTATGGATGCAGTTGAATTAGTTGTAGTAGTTGCAGCTTTTGCATATGCATCAGCACCACCACAAGAACTAATCTTTAAACTATTACCTAAAACACCTGCATATCTTGCGCCGTATTCACCGACGTTTGCAGAACCATCATTATAGTTTGCACGATAATGAGTTAAGTTTTTAATTAATAAACTTTGTCCAGATGTTGTAGTAGCATTTACCATACTAGTTGTTGCTACACGAACTACCTTTAAGTCAATACCATAATCTAAAAACATAGCTGCAGGGTAAAAATACTCTGCTGCGACATCTGTAGACGCTGGTTCCCCGAATTGGTCAACAAGGTCTTTTCCGGAACTTACTGTTTGAACTTGTTCGGCAGGTCCCCAAGGGAAGTGCCCAACATAAGCTCCAGTAGAACTTGATACCGCAGGAATAACATTAGTAGCATCTATTTCTTGAACCAGTACTCCTGGCGAAACTTGAAATGCCATAATTTTATCTCCTTTTTAAATTTTTATTTCGAAATAAAAATAAATTTATATGATAAGATTATTCTTATCATTAAACAGTATTTATAATTTAGTATATCTTAGCATCCTTAACAACGGTCCAAACATCTCCACCTTCTACATAAACGTCAGGCTCATCAGTAGGTTTTGAGAAAATTCCAGCAGGTACCATGTCATCTTCAATCATTTTTTGCTGTTCATCATATAATAATTTCTTTAATTCTAAATCTGTTAAACTTTGAAAGAAAGGTGTTGTTATGAACCAAGAAAATAATACTAAATTCATTACTAAATCATCATGATTACCACCGTCTGCAGCCCATGATTGTCCCTTTGATACAAAGGTTACTAATTCATTAATTGTAAATTTGTCTATTACTTGTAGTTTTTTTTCTTCCATAACTTCTTTAAGTGTCGAACAACCTATCTGTTTAGTTTTCTTCGTCATTGTAACACCAATTCCAGACGATTTAACAGATGATTGTGTAAATACATTTTCGTATTCTATATCATAAAATAGTTGATTACATACAATTTGTCCTGAATCATTATTCTCTATGATAACTAAAGCTTTGTTGTACATTTCAGCAAATTGATGTATAATATCAGGAAATAACAAGGGAGATATCATATTATCTCTATATATTCCTACTTGTTTAAATGGTTTCTCTGTTATATCAAATATAGAAAATGTTGAAAAATCTTGGCCTCTGCCCTTAGCTGTGTCTACAGTCATAATATAGATATGATCTTTTTTAGGTTCTTCATACAAATATACATGCTCTTTTGTCCAAATTGGGTCATGTCCTTGTAATCCTAATAATGTATTAGCATTAATCAAAGTATTGCCTGTTCCTAAGAATGAATTACCGAATTCTTGTTCAAATTGTAGTTCAGAAGTGTTTGCAATAGTTGTTGCCTTCCAATCTTCATCTCTACCAGGAACATCATACCAATTAACTCTAAAATCTTTATATTCATTTTTTTCTTGTACAGCTCCTTCATAGAGTTTATGATACATATTACCTATACCGTTAGCTGTAGATGTTATAATAACTTTAGATTTTCCACCTGATGTAATAACTGGATATGTTGATGTATAAAACTGTTCTGCGTTTTCTACGAATGCAAACTCATCAAGATATAGTAAATTTACAGATAAACCACGAATTGAATTAGCTCCTGTCGCAGAAGCAATAATTCTACTTTCATTTTCAAATTCTATTGAACCTCTATTCAATACTTTTGTACCTGGTTGTAAGAAAAAGGGAACATGCTCCAACATAGTAGTTATTCTTGCTAACATCTCTCTTGCTATAGAACCTTTGTTAGCAAGAATAGCTATTGTTTGTTCAGGTTGAAAGAGTAAATACCAAATAAGAAAAGCACAAGTTGTAATTGATTTACCAGATTGTCTACATGCTAATATAACACTAAATCTATTTTCGTCAAAATGATCTATAAGTTCTCGTTGATAATCATAAAGTTTAAAAGAAACTAACCCCTCATCAAGAGATATAATTTTAATATAAGTTTCTATAAAATATATGGGATTTTCCATACATTTTTTATATTCTAATACTTGTTCTTCAGTCCATTCAGATTCAACGCCAGCTCTTTTGACATTAATGTTTCCGAGATAACCTTCATTTTTGTGCATGATTCTTTAATAGTCTTTGTAATTCTGTTGATGAGCCGACAAAAAGATTATTTTGAACCTTATTCGGCATAGTATTGTCTTTATCTAATTCTTTCATTTTGGCTTGTAAATCCATTAATTTTTCTGTAGTTTCACTAACAGTTTTAATTAACTGGCCTGCAACTTCATATACTCTTGGGTGTTCTGATTCTTTAGCAATGTCTAGAATCCCCTCTATAGCGTCTTGTCCTCGCTCTACAAGTCCATAAAACACTTCGCGACTATACTTATAGTCTGAATCTTGTTCTTGACTTTTATCATTATTCTGTATTATGGTTGGTAGATTCTTTTCGACTTCTACAATTTCTCCTTGAATATCAAGAAGTTGGTCTAATTTTTCATCAACTTTACTAGTCATAATAACTATTTATAACTATTTAGGATCGCTAGATTTATCGTCTGAATATGTTACCGTAGGTTGATCAAAGAAATCTGTCGTTTCATTATATGTAAATGTATCATCTGGATCGGCATCAGGTGGATTAGGAGTTACAACTTGTTCAACAACTCTACCAGCTGCAGCCGTATTTGTGATATCTCCTGAACCAGATTCCATATAAGTTCTAGCTTTAACCGTTCTAATAATTTCTGAATCTCTAACAGGTCCGTAGATATAGTTTTTCATAACAAATTCTAAATCATATCGTAAAACTCGTCTAGTGATAAAATCACCTTCATATTCATCTGCTTGAGTTACACTTTGTAAAATAACAGGAATATCTCTTGTCTCATTCATATCAGGAACAGTATGAATTGTAACTGTATAATCTGGTGTGAAATATGGCATAATTTGTTCTATAATTTGTAATCCATCATCAGTATTTTTTACTAATGCACTTAAACTAAAACCAATATTATATGGAGCGGGAGCGTATTGATATTGCATTCTTGTTGGATCAGAAGATTTAGCTTTCTTATATTGAGTTTTTTTAGATAATTTTCTAGTTGCATCATATTCTAAAGAGGTCATTTCAAACCCCATTCTTGGTAATGAAAGAGCTGTTCTTGGAGTTCCACCAAGACCTAATTCAGTTGATTGTTGTAATCTTGCAATCCATTTTGCTCTTGGTCCATAAGCTAAAGGAACTTTCATTGTAGTTCCATCAGCTCTCTTAATACTAATATTATTAAACAATGTACCAAAAACTGATACACTTCGTTTAATAGTTTCGTGATAAAAATGAGCTCCAAACATTATGACTTCCTCTTACCGTCCCAACGGCCTATCCAATATGCAATTAGTATTACTACTGCAAAGTTCATTAACATATACCAATCCATTATGTACTCTCTCCAAATGGATTACCTTCAGAAAAGTCTATAATACCATCAGCTGTTGTTTCTATATCTAAGTTAAATGCACCAGGATCAGTAGATATTGTCAAATCACTAGCAATTGATGTAATATCCCTTCTTGATGCTAGACTATCTTCCACAATTATATAATCATGTGCTGATGAGTCTGTAAGTGTTCCTGATTCAAGTAAGAATGAGTTACTATCATCATCTATTATGTTATCGGTACCAGAAGTTCCATCTGTTATAAAAGACGGAATTACTATTGTTGATGTACCATCTTCAAAATCAATGAAATATCCTTCTTGTCCAGCACCAGCCATTATAATATTATCGCCTTCAGAAGTAGCTTCCATTTCTATATATCCTGAAGTAGTATCTGTTGTTAAGAAAGTATTATATGTAGCGGGATCTCCTGTGTCTGTCGTTTTAAGAGAAGATACTGTTAATTTATTTGTATCTTCACTCCAAGATGATACAACACCTGATACAACTATACCAGGATATACCATTTGAGAAACACTTTCTCCTTGTACAAAATCTCTTAAAGTTGGTGTATCTGCTAATGTTAATTCTACAGAAGCTGCTTGTGCTAATTCGATACTTGTATCAAGAACATCAATTTCAGTATCAAATTTCTCTCCAGAATATTCAAATAAGTCACAAGTCATCTTAAAGACATATAACTTGTCTATTTGATAAAATGGGTTCTCATGTTCTACAAATTTAACTTCAAATAAACTTTTTGACAAAGGAAAGTATACTAGATCACCTTCATTAGGTCTTAATCCTGTTACAAGATTAGCATCTAATGAAACAAATCGTTCCCAAGTTCTTCTTGATATAACAAAAGTAGCTTGATCTCTTACTTCTACACCAAACTTAGAATACAAATCACCTTCTCCTTCAAACCCATCAGTTCCTTCAATATACATTTCAACTTCGTAGGCATCTTCAAAACTAGAGTTAGCAGCATCTCCAAGAATTGTGTCTTCATTTATAATCTTTCTTGGCAAATAATAACAATTATGACCATACATGCGTAAAGATTCAACAACTAAATCTTCCACAAGATTTTGTTCTGATTTTACTGCTTGATTAAAAAATACGTTTGTTGGCATATTATCCTTCTAAAGTAGCTATTCTAGCTTCTAATTCTTTAACTGTATTGATTAATAATGCAGTAAGTGATGGATAATCAATTGCATATGCATTGTTAAATCCTTCAGTACCGTCATCTTCATCAGCATAGTGATTTACTGCTTCAGGTATAATATCTTCTACCTCTTGTGCAATTAGTCCAAATTTATATCCACTTTTTGATATATGGTCTTGAGTTTCTCCTGTTGAATTAATAATTTGAAATTTCTTACCAGTTAGTTGTTTTACTATACTAGTAGCATTATCAATAGTTGTAATATTCTTTTTCTTTCTTTTATCAGAGGAACTATAGGTTGAACCATCAATTCTAAAGTTTACACTAAAATCTGAACCGGAAGATGCAGGATATGAAGTATAAGTAGCATTTGTACCATGTACTCTAAATTCTAATTGATATGAATTATTTGATTGATAAGAAGAATCTCTTAGTACCGAAATACCTGGATAACCTGACCAACATCTATCAAAAGCAACACCCAATCTTGGAAGAAACAGGCCTCGGCCAGTTTCACCACCACCTGCTGGTTGACTTCCTGAAGTTCGTGGACCGTGTAAAGTCATTCTATTACTAAAAGTATTTCCACTATTGCCTCCAAAATGAAGATGTCCATTACCACCAGAATTATATGTTGCGGTTATAGATGCTTGTTTTGAGGTTTGACTTCCAAAAGTCACAGAACCTATTTCTGAACCATCGCCTATATTTTGATTGCCAAGCATAAGCACAGCTTGATGATCTCCTGTTTCGCTACCAATAGTTAATATCCCATCATTGGTTGTACTATAAGCATTACCTGAGAAATCAGTATGACGAGTATTGAATTTTTGTCCCACCTGTGTAACTCCATTGGGCATATGTATGCTTCCAACATGGTCTATTGTAAATTGTTGTTCAAGGTTTGTACCCCCATCTGTAGTGGTAAGAAGTGACATATATGAGTCATTTCCTGAAGGGCCACCATAAACACGAACAGCTCCGTGTGGGCCATTTCCACCTACTCCAATTTCAAATGCCATTCCCAAATAATCGTCAACGCTATCAGCTCCAGATTTTAGATATAAA